GACTTAACAACCTTCAAGATACTCTTCAGTACATGGGCGTTACCATCATGAAGAGCAATCACCTTCCGATCAGTAACTTCACCTCAACCAATGTTGTTGGTGAAGCCCGATACAATCTCGAACACGCCGATGTTGGTACCGTTGGTATCCTCTTCCAAAAGGGTTGCGTTGCTTCCCTCAAGCTCCAAGGCATGAAGGTTGACACCGTTGATGACGTTCGTCGTAACACCACCTTCACTGTTGCTAGCTGCCTTAACGGCACCGGCGTACTTCGTCCGGAGTGTGCTGCTCTCCTTGTTGGCCCTGTTACTGGAAACATTGGAGCAGTAAGTACTTCTCCTTTCTTATTCTTAACCAGCACCGAAACCGTTAACACTAACGTTGCTGGCGCTAACCTCGGTGGCGCCACCGCGACCGTTGCCCGTGGATACTGCCGTTCACTCGCTAACATGACCGCCGAATTCGGCGCAACTGCTTCAGCTGCGTTCCCTTACCTCAACACTTAATACTAGATTCTGTTATCGTTATTTTCTCTCTAGCTTTTCCTCTAGACAAGAAAGACACGGTGATCTTTTTCTCTTCAGCGTTACCTACGCTGTCGTATGCCATCTTCCCCCGAAAGGGGGAGGGTGGTTTTCCAATTTCCCTCCGTTCAGAAAGGACACACACATGGGATATTTATCAAAGTTGAACGCGGTTAACATGATGCTTCTCGCATCAGGTGAAAGCCTCGTCGCAGATCTGAACGAGGCATCCGGTATCGATACCGGAATCGCTGAGTTCTTGCTAGGTCAAGTCAGTATGAGCCACCAACTTCGTGGCCAGTTTGACAACAAAATCGTAAAGAAGATTACACTAACCGCAACTGGAACTATCCAGCTCGGTTATCCGAATGCTGATTACGAAGGAGTATTAAGTGCATCGCTGGTTGTTCCAGTAATGAGTACCGTACTTAACTGTTCTATTCAATCCAGAGTCACTGAGGCTAATCCCCCAGAACTCTACAACATGACAGATCAAACAAATCTGTGGGCAGCTGGTGACTACTATGTAGAAATCATTGCCCTCTTGAATTGGGAGAATCTCGATACATCATCACAACGCGCTATCCTTGCGGAAGCAATGCGTAAGTACCAAATGATGACACAAGGTGACCAGTACACCGACCGTCTGCTTGCAGAAGATCAAGCTATTGCTAAGATCAAATCAAAGGCAGACAATGTAAACGACAGCCAGTGGAATATCTTGTGGTCTAACCCGACTGCGAGAGAAGCGGTGTACCGAAATATGTATACCAACCCACGCTACTGGAACGGTGGCGTGTAATGGCTAGTCCTACCACGATCCCAATCTACACCCTGAGTGGTGGCGTAGGTAGACAGCCAGACACTAAGCGTTCACCGTTCATGGCACAGGATCTAGATAACTGTCTCATCTCATTGGAGCGATCCGTTGAGAAGAGGCCGGGGTTCTCGATCCTGAGCGGCGTAGGACAGTACAACCTTAGCTTCCTACCGCTCACAGTGATTCCACACTTTGTGTGGTTCACGCTAGATCGAGAGAATCGTTATCTCATCATCGTTGACCGTAATGCTACTGGAGCTGCTTCGACCCTCTTCTATGTAATGAAGATCGACGGAGACTCTTGGACCAATGCAACCCCGGCCCACCAATGGGACGCAGCCGATCCAACCTTAGTGTGGAACGGTACTGATCCTATCGAGAGTTCAGATCAGAGAGATCCCGTCTATCAGTTAGCTCTTGCCGGTACAGGTGGAACAGTTAGTTCGAGATACAACGATCTTGTCGCCCTTGGAACAGTAGACCTAAACTCTAGGGCTTACATGATCTACGGTCAGGGTGACGCTAGAAAAGTTCTTAAGACGGTACAGTTTGGTACCAACATTATCTACCTCAATACGGAAGTCTTTGCTGGCTTTACCAGCGGGACCAACGGAAAGACAGTAGGCCTAAACGGATATGAGACACTAACGACTGATGCTATTGGTGGTAAGGTTACTTACTACACCTCGACTACAATTAAAAAGACAACAGACGGGCGCATGTACCGTACAGGTACCACGCTCCCAACGGGGGATGTAGTAGATGCAACTTGGCTAGATCAGTACATCCCAGTTGAAGACTTTGTCTACGGATCATTCGAGATCCCTTGGATGGGACAGTCCGTAAACAACTTCAGCGAGATCAGGTTCCCGCCTGACAAGAATGACTTTTATGTAAACAACTCAGACGTACTAGCGGGAGGCGCCCCAGATGATGTCTCGGCTAGGGACATGCTTCGTATCCTATATGATCCGAAGACAGCCTTTGCAGATACAGCTGGGGTTAGTCTGGTTGACGGTCGAGGAAAGATCTACTACTGTGATGCCCCGTACCTAGCACTAGATGCTGGTTACTACCGCATAGTTAACTTTACCACAGCAGTGGCGTCGGGCCTCAGCGGCATCGTTGGAACTGGTAAACCATTCACACAGAAAGTCAGAACACCTGACTACTGTTCAGTGCTTGACAAGTACCGTATGCCACAGAGACTCACATTCGACGGCACCAAGTTTGCTATCGAACCAATTGAGTGGGCCCATCGCACGGTAGGCGATAGGGATACCAACCCCGGACCATCACCGTTCATGAACCTAGATAAGCAAGCACGTCACGTTAACATTACATCCTTATGTAATTTCCGTGATAGACTCTTCTTCTCAGCTGGTGACGTTGTATTCTCATCTCAGCTTGGTTCGCTAGAGGATCTCTGGATCAAGGATCCATCCAACATCACTGTTGCAGACCCAATCGATGTCAGAGCCGCCTCTAACGTCTACGCTGAAATCACAGCAATGCTTCCATTCGATAAGTTCCTGTTCTTGAATACCAAGAGCAGTGTACAGTTTGAGCTTAAGGGAGACAATGGTCTTATCTCCCCGCTCACAGCAGAAATCTCAAGTACCACCTTCTACTCTACAGTAGACTTGGTAGATCCACAGACTCTCGGCTCACAGATTTACTTCTGGGATGCTGGCCGCCTATACATCTACCTCAATAGTGATAGTAGAAAGCTGAATACAGCCATCGAAGTGTCAGCCACAGTTCAGGGATACCTCCCACGAAACATCGGAGCTACCTGTACAGCCAACGCACAAAGCTATGTTGTTGCTGTAGATGAAGACAATCCATCTGATATCTACATCTACTGCAATCGGTTCTCAGGAGATCAAGTCATTCAGTCAGCCTTCTGGCGATACCAACTGGCCGACATTGATTCCATCTACGGCATCAATGTGTGGGATGAATACCTATACACCGCATCCAAGCGAAGTCAAGAAGGATCGAGCGGATGGTACCTTATGCGATCAAGCCTAGAAGCTGAAAGCACAGATCTCCCCCGTATTGATTACCGACACGCTTTAGTGATTGATGGCTCCAACACCGAAGCGGTGGGAATCACCACCCAGTTCCAAGTACCGTATGCATTAAGCATGACGGACTGTGTCGTGGTTCTCGGATCAGAGTTTGGCGCTGATGCCAACTCAGTCTACCCAGCAACCATCACCGTTACAGGTAACTCGTCCCAAATCATAATCACGGGCGTAGACCTAGAGGCTGACGTCGGTAAGACGGTGTACCTCGGCAACAACTACAACATGAAGGTAGTACTGTCAACGCAATATCAGCGTGGACAGGACAACAATATCATTGACGGGGTACTTAACCTCAAGACTCTGACACTACGACACGCCAAGACCGGTACCTATACCGTCAAGTCGTTCCGCCGTGGCCGCACAGAGCCACTCATTAGTACCTTCTCTGCCACTAACCTAGAGAACACGGCCTTCGTTCAAGAGAACGGCGGCTTCCTCTCTAAGGTATACGGGTTTGCGGATCACACTCGAATCGAGATTTCCAACAACACCCCGTCCCCGACCAACATCACTCAGATGGAGTTCCGTGGGATATTCAGTAAGAAAAATTCAACACTAAGGTAATGAATGTCCACTAATCAAACAAGAGTCACCACACAGGTAGCCTCAACATACGCCTTACCGATCTCATACGCTGGACTCAGCATGTTATCCGGTATTGACGATAGTGAGCAGTTGCTACTATTTAGAGAGAACATTGATACCATCCTTGGTCTCACTTTAGACATTGACGAATACAAGGTGTTAGGTCAGATCCCCGGATCATACCTCACACTAGACAGACAGAACAAAACAATCACCGCCATTACAATCCCCCCGGGAACAACAGGGCTACGTACAAATCTTAGCACAGTCGTAATTCCAGCTATGGTGGCAGCAGAGCCGCTATCAATTCGGCGTAGACTGGTGTATGCAGATCCGTATGTCACATGGACTACGGGCGCTCGAGTCACAGCTGAACAGT